TTATTAGTACTTATCATATAAATTCCTCCTTTTTTAGTTGAGAGAATTATGCACTTTCGGTGCATAATAATCTTCCACCGACCGATTCTTTATTTATTTTCAGTCTAACTAATTTATTTATTTATATATAGTATAGTAAAAAAGTCGATTTTACTAACTCCAAATTTAAAAAATTTTAAATTTTTTTCACCTTAAAAAAGGTTTTTTTATATAGTATAGAAAATTTGTTCGTTTTACTAACTTGAGTATAAAAAAAATAGAAGGATTAAATCCTTCTATTAGTTGTGTCATGTTTATAATCATTCTCAACTTGATAACTAGCACGGTTACTACGTGGCATTGGTTGATTGACATAGTTTTCCATTTTATTACTGAATAAAGTTTGTGGTCTAATATACATTTCCATATTAGTTCCTTCCCACTCAGCAACTTTAACGTCTATTACATATTTAAAGTCCTCTATTGTGTAACCTTCTTTTAAACGAGCTGAGATGTATTTGACAGTATTTTTAGCATCATATTTATATTTAGTTCCAGCTTGTTTATTAAGATAGTCTACAATTTCTTCTATTATTTTATTTTGTACAGTAGGTACTTTTTTTACATTGAATCCAGGAAGTGCCATTATTTCACCCTCTTTACTCTTAATGTTTTATATTGTTTCTCTCTATATGCAGGTGCTATGTCATCTGTACTTATTATTCCACCATACATTAATTCTTCCAGCTTATCTTCATCTATAGTATATGTTGGCACTAGACAATCCATTATCTCAGGTTTTTCTTGTGCCATATTTAGTAATATCTGAATAAGTGTATCATCATCTAATTCACTTTTAGTATTAGTAGTATAAGAAACTTTTATGCCATCATATTCACCTTTAGTAATTCCTTGCTCATCTAACATAGTTTTAGTACTCTTAATTAAGTTATTTTCACGCTCTTTATTCTTTTTATTCAGTTCTTTTATCTCAGCCAGTTCAGCTAATAAAACCCTTAATTCCTTCATTTTTTACCCTCCTTAAGTAATTAATCTATGAGCCCTATAAAACCTATTTTAAGTAGGTCATATGAGGTCATATCACTATATATAGTATAGAATTTATCTATTATTTACTAAGTTGCCATTGTATTTATCACTGACATTTTTCATAGTGCCTCTTTTAGTTTTCTTCATAAAGTTTACAAAAGTATCAACATCATGTGCAGCAAAATATTTAGCATGTTGTTCTCCTAATGTTATGTATTCAGGTAATGTACGTTGTTCTTCGGGTAACATTTCTTCATACTCATACCATCTTAATATGGTAGCTTTTGTTCTACCAATAATGGCTCCAATCTCAGTAAGACTATAATACATCTTTCCATCTATTATTTTCATATCTATCCCTCCATAATCTCTTTAAATAATTTTTTATTATCAACTACTTTACTTGATAATTCTTGTTTACTATTAACTATATTATGTACTTTTTCATCTATAGTATCCTTACATATTAGAGTAATTATATTAACTGTACCTTTTGTTCCTATTCTGTGACATCTGTCCTCAGCTTGTTGTTTATCAGCACTCGTCCAAGGCTCATCTAAAAATATTACTGTATTAGCTTCATTTAAAGTAAAACCAGTACCTAGACAGCCGATTGTACCTAATATAACATGGCAATCAGCGTTTTCTTTGAACTCCCTTAGTACTTCATCCTTGTTCTTGACCTCAGACGTTATACAAGCTGGATTGTACTTTTCTAGTAGTTGAGCGGCAGGTTCAATTACTTTTGACCAGTTACTAAAAATGATAACTTTACCTCCATTGTTAACTACTTCCTCAACTAATTCTTCCATACGTTTATATTTGACATTGTTTACTTTATGAGTAGTCAGAATATATGGATTGCCAGTAGCCTGTCTCAAACGTATTAGTGCAGTTAATGGATTTGGTAGTAGGAGTATCTTATCAATGTTCTCTTGTATAGTCTGCTCTACTTCTTTATATATTTTAGTCTGACCTATATCCATTTCTAATATTTCATTAGTATAAATCTTAGGTGGTAAATCTAATACATCTTCTTTTTTCCTTCTCAACATATATTTGTCTAGTCTACTCTGTAATTCATCGAGATGTTTATATCCAACTATTTGATATCCTCCAAATCCACCCATGATACAATAATGATTCTTGAACTGAGTTAAACTGTGATTCTCAACTTCTAGCCATTTTAGTACATTGTATAGGTCTATAGCAGCATTCATTATCGGCGTTCCAGTTAATGCTAACTTATAATATGTGCAGCAACAATGAATGGCCTTACCTTGCATACTAGTAGAGTTCTTGCATTTATGTATCTCATCTATAATAGTCATACCTATTACTCCACACGTACACAATATTTTAATGTACTCTTGTATTTTAGCATCTCTTAAGGTCTCAATATTAGTTACAAGGAAGAATTCATCATGTTTACTTTGTAGGTCTAATAATCTATCATGAACACTTCCAATTTTACCGTCTTTAAATCCTAATATATGAGCACGTTCGTTGGTATGCACTGCTACTTCATGTACCCAGTTCCACTTCAACTCATTAACTCCACACACAATCAAACAATGTTTCATCTGTTCTTTTTTACTCACCGCAATATCCAAGGCTTGTTTGGTCTTACCAAGTCCTTGTTCATCTGCTAAAAGAAATTTAGTGTGGTCTTTAGAATATAAAAAACTTTCCATCTGATAACTATACGGTACAGTTTTACTCTGATATTCAGCTAGTGGTTTATCGTAGTTGTCTAATAATTTTAAATAATCTTCAAACTCTTTAGGTATTTTACCAATTATATCAATAGCACAATTACTACACTTATCTAGTATAGTTTTAAATGCCACTTTGGGTAATTCCCACATATTTTTACTTTTATGGTAATACGAGTTGAAGGACTTAATGACATCTAAATACTCCAACTCATCTCTACTCATTTTTACAAACAAGGAGCTACCCCTAAATTTAATTCCTTTGTCAATTTTTAATTTCATATCGCACCTCCAATAAAGTTAGGGGAGTTTTCTCCCCTATATTGTTCCAGCTATTATTACATTTTGTAATACTCCTAAATCATTTACTCCACTTATTCTAAAGTATCCTCTAGTTTTATCATATATACCAGTGTCATATCTAGTTTCTAATGTGTATCTATAATTTGAGTCTAATTTTTCATATACGCTAGGTTTCATGTCTATGTGCATATTACCTTTTTTACTAAATCTTATCATACATATTGCTCCACGTTGACCTTCTTTATATACTCCTAGATATTCCTTCTTTTGGCTAGGGAAGCATCCATTATTAGTTATGACTGTATTTACATCATCTTTATTAACTTCAATACCTCTTTGTGGAGGTAATGCACGACGGTCATTTCTAGTTCTATATTCATCTATTTTTTCTTCTACTACTGGAGCGACATATTCTTCATACATTTTAAACCATCTTTTTATTGTAGCTAATTTGTTTATTTTACTAACGCCATTCTCATCTGTTAAAACTAGTGACTCACCACAAACATCTGCCACTGTATATATTTGATTATTTCTTATGTTTTGTAATTTATCTCCTTTTATAGCTTCTATGCTTTTTCTCATTAATAACAACCCCTTTTTTCTTTTTATTTATCTTTTATTAATTATATTATACTGCTACTTACATAATTATTCACCTGTTTTATCCAAAGTTTTTAAAAATTTATATATGAACTCATCTGATATTTGTTCCTCAGGTATGCCATACCATTGAGCCAATCTAAATCTTACACCATTTATGTAAGTATTTATATTTATGTTGCAGGTAAAAGGACTTCCGTCCTTTACCTTGCATATATCTCTATATTGTTCTAATGTTAACATATTATGCCACCTCCTTAAAGTTATTAAATCTTGTTGTTAGGTAATCACCTATACAAGTATTATCTAAGTTCGTTGTTTTTAATAATCGGTTCAAATTCTTTTGTGTTACTGTGTATGGTCTACATAATAAATCTATTTTTTCTTCGCTTTTAGCATTGTCTAATAATTGATACATTAATATTATCCAAGCTTCCATTTTATCGAACTCAGTTGTTCCTCCATGTTGTCTTATTTCTATTGTCCCGTATTTTATATAACTTCGTAGGTTTACCTTGCGATATCTTGTACTTAGTAGATATGATATATCACTTATACTTGTTACCCAGTCTTGATTAATCTTTACTAAATCATCTTTTCTAAGAGGTTTACAGTACTCATTTCTACGTCTACTAGGTGGTACTAAGTAATTTATAACATTTTGATAATTATAGTATAAGTTTAAAAAGTTCTTACAGTTTTGCACTGTAAAATCAGCTATATCAAAATGTACATGAGTACCACAAGTTTTATCCACTTTAGCTCCACAACTATTTAATACTTCATATACTTTTTGAAGTTCGTCTAAACCTTCATCTCCGTATAGTATCGGACTTACAAGTTCTAAGCCTCTATATAATCCAGTATCTTGTGAAGTAACACTTGCATCTGTTGTAAGTTTCCATTGAGGTATAACTTTATGAGTATATCCACTAAAATCTGCTACTGATATACCTGCTGCTCTAAGTTTTTCTATAACTGTTACATAGTTTGCACCAAAGAACTCAATTTCAACACCAAATTTTAAATCTCTCATTATTAACAACTCCTCTTTTATCTTTTATTAAGATAATTATATCACTACTCATATAATTAATCAAGTATTTTAAATAAAAAAAATTCCTACATTTATTATGTAGGAATTCTTATAAATTTATACGTATCTAACAAATTCTAAATATTTTTTATTTACCCAGTAGTCAGCTTTTCCTCTACACCAAGTACCACCATCAACTTCTTTTTCTTCAACTATTGTTATTGCTACTCCTTTATCTATTGTATCAACTACGTCATATTTTACTCCAGGTCCTTTTCTACAATTAAGTCCGTTAGTAGTGCAACGTGCTATATATTCTTTAAATTTAGTATCAGGTTTGGATTCTTCTTTTTTAGGTTCTTCTTTGCCATTTACATATTTCTTTACATCGTTTATAAAATGAGCAAAGCCTTTAGGTGAGCATCCATAACCCCAAAATGCAGTACCTGGACAAGTTTTCGCACTTCTACTAGCACTATATTTTCCTAAGTAAGTTCCACCAGCAGTAAACCAACAGTGGGGTCTTATGTGTGTAGTGTTTACTGGAATATGGAATCTCTTACATAATTCGCCATATAGATATATTACTGCTTTCTTTTGTGCAGCAGTCATTTTATCATGACCTTTGTCAAAACATCCATAAATCTCAATACATATGGCATTCTCATTCCATTTTTTAATACCAATTGGAGTGGAGTTTAAATTACGTCCAGTTGTTATTTTACCGTCTGGGAATACGTTGAAGTGTTGTGCAATATAATGTCCATGTCCATCACTATCATGCCACTTGCTTTTACCGTAAGAATCCAAGGACTCAGTACGTCCAAAATGTGGTTCGGAAAATACTTTTTTATCAGTTTTTTCCCATGTTGAATAACTTGGCATATCCATATGATGTACTTGTAATTTTGTTATTGTTCTGCTTACGTGTTGTTTTGCCAACCAATTTTTAACATCTTTTTGACTTTCCAATAATGTAAAGCCATTTTTAGTTTTCATTATTATACCACCTCTTTATTTTCTATTATGGTTTTGGCACAAATATTTTACTAACTCCATTTATTGTTACAACTAATTCACCAGCTTCATTAAAGGATAGTTGTGGTAAACTAGCGACTTTATCATCTACATATTTTTTAGTAGCTGGATTATAGTCATTAGTAGGTGTATATTCTTGCGTATTTCCTATTTTTAAATATCCATATAAACTTTTTTCTAGTGTTTTAGTACTTTTTGTATACGTATACTTATTAGCACCACCTAATATAAGTATAAATAAAGTATCAGTATTTCTTGCACACAATATAAAATCATCTCTAGTCATAGCACCACCAACAAGGGCTATTTCTGTTTCGCTACTATCTTCATTTGTATAAATAAATGAGAATCCATATACATTGGCATATTTATTTGGTACAAAGTATTTTTTATATGTTCCCATATTATTACAATTAACATATATACGTTTATTAGTTTCATCCATTCTCAATATAGGTAGTTGTTCAAGTAATATATTATCATCTACATATTTTTTAGTAGTTAAATCCATATCTTCAACAGGAGCAGCGCCTGCAGTAACTTTACCTGAATACCAAGCATTACCTTTCCAGTCTAATGTGTGAGCATTTGACCTTTTAGCATCACCAGCACCATTACCTACTATATGAGCATATTTACGATATTTGTCTTCAATATTATATTTACCTTGTACGTGTTGAAATTGAGAAGAAGCTTTACTTCCATACCCTTCTGCATGAGAACTAGCACCTGAAGCAGTTGTACAATCACCTTCAGCATGAGAATTAACACCTGAAGCAGTTGTACCACTACCTTCTGCATGTGAACCATAATTACCTGAAGCTGTTGTATTATTACCTTCTGCATGTGAACCATAATTACCTGAAGCCTTTGAAGACCATCCTTCTGCATGTGAACCATAATCACCTGAAGCCTTTGAAGACCATCCTTCTGCATGTGAAGAATAACCTGAAGCCTTTGAAGACCATCCTTCTGCATGTGAAGAATCACCTGAAGCAGTTGTATTACTACCTTCAGCATGGGAACCATTACCTGTTGCTGTTACTTGAGCTCCTATAGCACTACTTGCTGCTCCTATATTTCCCACTCTTCCTAAACTAATACTATTTTGTAATGTTAAATCAGTTTCTAAATATTTACTATCTAAATATTTTATTTCTTCTTCATATATAATTAAATCAGTAAAAGTAGGAGTAGTATCATCTGGGCTCATTGTATTAACAAATAATCCTGTCCCCTTCTCTGGGTCAATAAGTAATTGAATAAAATAATTATCTATATTACACATAATCGAATTACCACATTGTGGAATCATTATTACATTACATAATTTTTTACTACCTAAAAATTCTATATAATATCTTCTATCTTTATTAATAGAAACATTATTTATAGTAATTTCATCCTCTAGTTTTATATTACTAGCAGGTACAGTAACTAATACTTTACTAGAAATAGTGTGGGGCGAATTAGTGTCTTTGCTATTTTTTATAGCTTTGGTATTACTGTCTAGTGCTTCCTCAAATTTATTTATTAATTGCGCAGATAATATATCGCCATCATTATGGATTTCTCTAATATAATTACCTTCACTATCAAAAGCATTTTTTATTTCACCACTCGCTAAACTACTCAACCCTAGTACTGCTCTACCCATAATTGCCTGGTTATCTACAAGCGGCTCGCACACATGTAATTGCTTAGTTACAATAGGCATGGAAATCATACTTGTTTTGTCGGCATCTAATAATGATATTTGGAAATCATATTCACCTACTTCTATAGGGTCATTTATAAGGTCGTCTGTTATTGTAAGTATTGCCACACCATCTTGTGTAGGTTGTATTGCAAAAGTATATTTTATTTCATCACTTCTGTATAATCTTATTTGGAAATAGGCTGCATTAGTTTGTGCTATAATATTATTTAAGTCACTTTTTTCAAATTTATATTTGTTATTTACAATTGTAAAATGCAACTCAATATTTTTATCCAGTCTAAATAAATATATATCTTCATCAAGTGTGGCATTATTTTTATTGATTGTCATAATACATTTCTTATAAATCATTGTAGTTTTTCCCTCCTTTCATTATTTATGTTTTATTCCGTCTAATCCTTTTGTTGAGTTATCGTTCCATATACCTAGAAAAGCAGTTATTATTGCCACTATTGCCACTGGGTTATTTATAATACCTTTAAGTGCATCTATAAATAGTGGCCAACTAGTTAGTTGATTAAAATCAACACCACTAGCACTGAATATAAGTGCCACTACTGACAAGTAAAAATATGGATTTTTAAGTTTTGGATGATTTAATAAAAAATCTTTCATATTAACACCTCCTAAAATATAATAGTAGTTATTACTGTTAGCACAACACTAAACATAGCAAGTCCTATGGAAGTCCATAGTGTCTTATTTGTTTTGTCTTTTTCTACTAAAGTATTCCTTACATATTCTTCCAGTTTATTGTTTCTATTTTCTAAACCTTTTATTACTCGCTCTTGCTCTCGGGTCTGAGCTTCAAGTAAGTCCATTCTATTTGCTAATCTTTGCTCATTAATACTGTCTAGTTTTGCATTAATTGTTGCTACATCTTCAATTAATTTTAACAATAGTTCTTGCACTTTTTCATCACTCATACATTCACCTACTTTTTAGGTGGACTCTGTAGCTCCTCCAATTGCTTTTTAAGTTGTTCCACCTGTTGTTTATAAATCTCACATTGAGCCTCAGTCATCACCTTCTTTTCAATGGCATCTGCCAATTCTCTTTTGTAAATCGCATTTAATAAATTTAAAGCATCCATTGCATTACCTCCTATATATCATGTTTCATATTGTATATTAGTTAAAAAAGGACTAGATTAAACTAGTCCTTTAAATTTTATTCTGTATAAGTAACTTTCATTGTTACACTACCACTACATACTGCATAACTACCTGAGTTATATGCTGACTGAATACCAAATCCTTTTACAGTTCCGTTTGATATTGCGTTTAATATAGTACTGTTAGTAATAGTTAATTTTCCACTATCACCAACTGCAATGCTAACACTGCCACAACTAGAACCGTATGAAGGTTTTCCACTTGGTCTACTTGCGTAGTTATGAGTTTTTACTTGTAATGCTACTCCACTATAAGAACCACCTGAAATTCTTTTAATAGTAAGTTCAATTTTACTAATAGATTTACCTTTAAATTGGTTGAATTGTGTACCAAAGAACCAACATCCATTGCAATCACCATAACCATAGTCACCCTGTCTACAAGTATTATCTTTTTTCCAGTTGTTATATACTGAACTTCTATAAGTATCACCACTGATAGATTTTATAGTAATTACTTTTTTAGTTGTTGGTGTAGGAGCTGGGGTGTCGTCTGTAGTTTGGTTACCTCCTGCATATGTAGCTTTAGCGTGTGCTATTATTTGTGCTGGAAGTGTTTCAGCAATATTTGCAGTAGTACCTCCGCAGTGTGCTGCATTAGCTATTGTTATTACTGCACCGCTTGTAGCTTGGTATGCGTATTGACTACATACACCACTTGAAGCTGCATCATGTATTCTTCCTCCACCACTTCCTCTAAAACCTACATCACAGTTAACAAACTGTACATTTTTATAATATCCGGTAGAATATGAGTCACCTACAATACCAACAGTGGCAGAATTTCCGTTACTAGCTTTATAATCACTACCATATATTTTTACACTATACGCATTAACTGGAGAACTTTCCTGTCCAATTAAACTACCAGTTCTACTGGCAACTGCACAACCTGTACTTGGATGTATTGTTCCTACATGACCTTCCTCAGTACCTGGCCAGCCACCATATACACGGACTTTGGTAGAACTCATATAATTTCTTACATAACCATACACTGTATTACCATCTAAATATAAATTTATTACACCACTAGTGAAAAATTGGAAATCTATATTTTCATATATATCTTCTCGTATCCATATATTTACAGTTTTACCATTAAGGAATTTAGGTAGTGCGTCTAGTGTACCTGCTACTGTAGCAAATATTGCCCCATCATATAATTCACTATTATCATCACCACTACTACTAATTTCTATTTGTATATCATCGTCCAAGGTACTTGGATATTGAGCACTGTTTATTTTGTTGGCAGTAATTGTGTCGGCAGTAAGCTCACCTTCAACGGAAAAACTATCTCCTATAACTTCACTACCTTGTATTTGAGCACCAACAATATTTCCTTCGCTATCAACACTAAATGTATTACTTTGATTTCTAAAAGTACTCCCTACTATAGTTGCTCCAGTAATAGTTTTACCATCAATAGCTCCATCAACTATCATATCTCCATTTACTTTTACTTGCTTAGTTATAATCGCTAACATCTCGTCTGTTAAGGTCATTGAGCTGGCACTATTACCTCTAACCATCCAAGAAAATCTATCAGCTAATTGTTGGTATTGAGTTTCAGTGGCTTTTATTACTGAACTTTTGGTAATGGATGCCACGGGTATAGTTTTATTAACAGTTGATTTTCCTTCTATATTAATAGTGGCATGTATTTCCCCTGCATTACCTGTTGCAGTAAGAAGAGTGATAGTTTTATAATCACTCTCCAATTTTGCTGTACAGTTAGTGGTGTCTGTTATAGTTACTTTATATTGTCCTGTAGTTGGCGTTGTGTTAACTGCAACTAATAAAGTAGTTCCTTTATATATATCAATTTTAGTATTTTTACTTGTTTGTTCTACCACAACCTTATTGACTGTTGTGGTAAACGTATTACTATATATCTCACTCATTATTAATCACCGCCTAACTTGTTTTAGTTAAATTACAATATGTTAAATACTTACCTGGGTCATAACATCCATATCTTATTTTATTTGTAGGTGCAGTAAATGTATATTTATAATTATTGTTACCATTACTTGTAAATAATTCACTAACATAGTTATCATTATCATCAAAAGCATAACCCCAAACCCAAGTTCCATCCATTTGTAATGTGTATGTTGCACCTTTTTCCACTGCTACAGTTTTTACTGTTGCCCAACATTGTGCATCGTCTTTTATAATATGTGTACTTTGGTTTATACCTTTACCATAAGTCATATTTCCTATAGTACCTGGTTCTGGTTCTGGTGTAGCACCACCGGAATCCTTAGCTCTTAATACTCCATTTGTTACAGTTAATGTAATTTGTTTTGATACACCTGAATGTGAAGTACCTGTAATTACTACTTCACCATTAGCGCCTGCATAACTGCTACATAATCCACTATGGCAAGTTACTAGACTTGGATTGTTAGATTGCCATGTAATAGACTTATTAATACAGTTATCATTAAAAGTAGGTCTTACCATGCAGTTATGTGAACCATCATTAAAATCCATAGCACTTAAAGAGAAGTCACTAGAATTTAATACTACATTTTCGGTACTTAATGGGTAATATTTAACCCAGTCAACATATTGTGTAATTTCTGTTGTGTTACTGTCAGGTGTGCCACCACTAGCACCAATTGCTTGGTTAAGTAAAATAAAGTGTGGTATATGGAATGCTCTATTATCAGTGGCACTTGTTCTACTTAATTCATTTCCATCAATAGAGAAAACTAAGCTACCATCTGTATTCCATTCCATTGCAAAGACATGCCAGTCACCAGTAGGATAGTTATCATACCATACACGACCACTTTCTTCCTTTTCATTGAAGAATGTACCACAAGTTAATTTACCATTATAAAATTCCATTACGTCAAATTCACCACAATAAGCCCACCATTCTCCTAACGTATCAGGGCTGCCATTTTCTTTATATCCAAATTCAAAACTGTCACCTAAAGTCCAAAATGCACCAAAAGAACCATTGTAATTGCAGGCTCTAACTTTTGCTTCTATTTTTCCATACATAAAAGCAAAATACCCTTTAGAAATAATTGATGCGGATGTCCAAGAACCATCACTCGCTTTTTTACCTCTTAATGCTAATATGCCATCATTAATTTCTGCATTAGTATTTGTATATTTTTGAGTTTCATTATTTCTAACATAACCTAGTTCATATCCCCATTTATTAGTGTCTACACTACTACCTGAAAAATCATCTATTACATAAGCTCCAGTGGAATCTAATAATGAACTTGAACTTGAACCATTTTCTTTTAATATACCTGTGATAGCGGTACTTGAATCACCAGTGGCACATATTAATATTTTAGTTATATTTGCTGGCACAGTAAACGTATATGATAAAGCTTTATTTGACCAGTCATCTGTGTTACCTTCAACAAAGGATACATAAGAATTTGATGAATTATAATAACAAACACATACATAATTAGCTTTATTAAGATTAATAGTATAAGACTTACCAGCAGTTACACTTATATAATTTAATGTGCTATAATATGTTCCATCTGTGGTATCTGTAATTACACCATCATTAAGTCTTTTATATTGAGTAAAAGTTAATCCGTCTTTATTTACTAAATTAACTGTAAATACATTACTTGTCTTAGTAGTACCTTTTGCAGTTGTAACCCTTATAGCCATTTGATAAGTTCCTGCACCGGCTTTATTATCATGTTTAAATTTATAATGTGTTCCATTAGCAGTTACATCCTCTGTTTTATCGTAGAATGTATTTCCGCCATCCCATGATACTTCATGTTTTGCCACTGCTATATTAGTATCATATTCAATATAAAATTCTGTTTTTTCCTGTTGTGTTATGTTTGTAATATTACTAATAGTTAATGTTTCTGGTGTTACTGGAATTGCTTCTGTTGTAACAGTAATAGTTATGTCGCCAGTAACATTTGGTATATTAATATTACTTCCTCTAATAACAGTATTACTTATATCAGTTCCACCCATTACAACACTAATATTTTTAATATTATAACCTTCGTTTGCTGCCACAATAGTGGAATAACTAGAACCCTTTTTAATGGATTTAGTTGTGTTGCTACTTGTTGCTTGGTTTAAAGTATATGCTATAGTGTAATAAGTGTCTGTAGTGCCACCACCACTTTCAGTATACACACATTTTAATTTACATTTATCATATGTACCATTATCCCAGTTACTAATATTAAAAACCGCACTAGACTTAGTAAAGGAAGTAGCACTTATATAAGTACTACCCCCGTCCTTACTTAGTAAAATGTCGGTAATATTAGTAGCATCCGTTGTAAAATTTACGGTTAGTGTATCCCCGGTTGTACTGGGGTTACTTGATACAGTTATTGTTGCCATAAAAACACCTCCATTTATTCACATGTAGTTACTATACACTCTTTACTAAGTATTATAGTATACCCGTCTTTATTTTGAATTGACTCCTTAACTTCGTTTAACCCATCTATTGTTGCATAGGTATCACTAACAGTCATTTTAAAACCGTCTAAGGATTGTTCTAATTTTGCTTGTTTACTAGTTACTACTTTTACTTGTTCTGCCACTTGTTCTAGTGTTGGTGTTGTATAAGTAGTTGATGTAGGATTTTGCCATACTAATTTATATCTTAACCATAAGTATTTATTTTCTGTTACAGCAGGCATACTCTCAACCCAACTACCACCAGTTTGTGTTGTGTTACTAGTAGATAGATACCATTGTGGAGTTGAGTTTGTTAATGATTGTCCTTTATCACCTTGTTTACCATTATCACCTTTAAATTTACTCCATGTGTAGTCCGTTTTATTTGTACTCTCAGTAGATGTTGTTTTATTAATAGCAATACCTATATATTTTGTTGTATCTTTTGGAGTATCATATAAACCTGTTCCGTCTGCATTATCACTATATTTTATCCAAGTATAATAAGTTTTACCATCTTTACCTTGTTCACCTTGAACACCTTGGTCACCTTTATCCCCTTTGATTAAACTCCATGTATAATCAGTAGGAGTATTGCTCTCAGTAGATGTTGTTTTGTTATAAGCAAAACCTATATAAAGTTTTCCTGTTGGGTCGTTACTAATACCAGTACCTTTATTATCATTAGCATATTTAATCCATGTATAGTATGTTTTACCGTCAGTTCCAGGTGTTCCCGGTACTCCTTGTAAACCTTGTTCACCTTTATCACCCTTATCACCTTTCGCTCCTTGCTCACCTTTTATCTTACTCCATGTGTACGCAGTAATAGACTCACTGTCTTTATTATTTGTATCAGTATAAACTCCTATATAAGCTCCAGGAGTTTCACCTTTGTTTGCAGTAAAAGTTTTACCTGCATCATCACTATATTTTATGTGTAGATAATAAGTTTTACCGTCTGTACCATTAGTTCCAGGTATACCTTGTTCACCTTGTTGACCTTCAAATCTACTCCATGTATAAGCTTTATAATCAGTGCTATCATTTGCATTATAATCAACATATGTACCTATATAAGTACTTGGAGTTTCACTCATTGGATTACCATTCGCATTAGCACTATATTTTATATGAAAATATGTTGTCTTACCGTCTTTACCTGGTGTTCCTGGTGTACCATCTTTACCAGGTGTACCATCTTTTCCGGGTGTTCCAGGGATACCTTGCTCACCTTGTTCACCTTGTAAACCTTGTAGTCCTTGTGGACCCTGTTCACCTTGTGGCCCTTGAATACCTTGTGAGCCTTGTTCACCTTTATCTCCTTTATCGCCTTTAGCGCCTTGAATACATACTGGTGTTGAGTATGTTACACTACCATCACCTTGTGTGTATTTTATTCTTTGCCATATATATTTTCCAGTTTCCCATTTAGGAGTAGTTTCTATCCAACTGCCTCCAGTTTGAGTAGTATTACTTGTAGATACATAGTACTGAGATACAGTCTTTGTTAATGTTCCGTTAAAACTAGTTTCTAATTTTCCTATTGCAGTTGTATGTTTATTTACAGTGTCCACGGTACTATTATATTCATCTTTTAGTTGAGTAACAGTACCATCTGTCTTAGTGATAGTTGTATTACTAATTAACTGACTAATTTGACCTTGTGCTATACCTATATTAGTTGTATTGGTAGATACCTGCTCAATAACACTACTTAAATCTCCACCGATAGTAACATCTTTTATAGTTTCAACTGTCTTCTTAAGTTGGTTAAATGATACATCTAAAGTTTGGTCAGTATCACTAAATTTTATTTGACTTGCTTTTATAGTATTAGTGTTATTATTGATATTACTGATAACACTACTAATATCTAATTTACTACCACTTATATTGGCATTGTCTGCCACTTTACTATCAACTATTAATCCATCTTTTATCGCATCACTTGATTGAATACCATTCTGATTAATAAGTTGACCTTTACCAGTTTCATCATATAATACAAAAGTAAAATTACCTTTAGCATCTTTTCCTATTTGAATACGTACATTACCTTTGCTATCTTTAAATTGTTGAAGATTACCTTGTAATAACATAGAGCCATCATCACTCTGAATATTTACATTGTTAGTATTAATTGTACCAGTATTGATTTTATTTGCACTTACAGTATCTATCATGGCATCTTTTATAAGTGCATCTGCTATAGTAACTTTACTAGCAGTAAGGTTTAAGGATTGTATATTATCCATAGTAAGATGACCACCAATTAAGGTTTGTATTTCTGCCACTGTAGCTTTTAAGTTTGTTATAGTGGCGTTAATGGCATCTAAATCACCGACTTTTAAGTTATCAATTTTGGCGTTTATAGCTGTAAAGTTATTTGTTGTAAGGTCTTTGAATTCTCCATAATCTGCTTTTATCTTTTGTGCCTCTAACTCAACTACTTTTAATTTTGGAACGCTTTCTCCGTCTAATAATAGATTACCTTCATCATCTATATATAGCCATGGAGCCTTTCCATCTTTTGTAAGTGTTTCTAATAGTTCTTGTAAGTTTTGTGGAATTTTAGTATCAGGGTCAGTTTCTAATACTTTTGTATCAGGGTCACCACATAAATCAGTTATTGTTTGTTTAGCAGTTTCCATATTGTTAGTTGCGTCTTGTAATTCTGCCCTCATCTCCTCTGTCATTTCTTCTGTACTTAATGCCTGTGTTAATACAGCAACAATTCTATCCATGGCCTCGTTATAATCTTCTCCAGCCTGTTGAATATCTCCTATCTTGGCGTCCTCACATTCTTCATCTTCTATACCCTCAACTTGTACATCAATTCTATCTTGGTCATCTTCTACAGTGTCAGGTACTTCATAATACGTGTCATCTTCTGTAGTATCGTCAGAAGCAGCTACAGTAGCTACTTCTGATTCCTCTGCAAATTCTTCCATATCATCATCTAACGTTGGCCATATAATCATCTCGCCGTCATCATCATATATAGGTCGCTCAACGTGTTCTCGTCCATCATCCATCATGTAAATCCCTCCTATCCAATCATAAATCTACCAACAAATAATATATTTTTACTTGATAAACTTTTTACTTTTACCTTTCTAAACACACCACTGGATAAACCGTTTGTACATTCAAGTGCCACAAAGTCACCATCTTTGTCTTTTTCAACTACTATAGCTGTATGAGATATCGCCATAAACTCACCATTATTCTTACTGTCAGCGTCCATAAATATAATATCACCGATTGCTAAATTTTTAAATGTTGTTAAATCAGCTACATCTACTACCCAGTTCTTCTGTACAAAATATTTTCCTATATTAGCTTCATCTCTAGTGCTTGGAATTGCCCAACTAATACTATTATTTCTATTATTATCAGCTTTCTTTTCGTTGCCATATGGAGATTTTTCATAAGTCCAACCAGTTAATACATAATTAAGAAAACAACTATCATCTATTTGATATTTTCCGTTTACTTTCCACTTACTGATATTCTCAGCAGGATTCTTGAAGTCACAAGGTGTAGTAGAATTATAACTGAACTTACTATTATTTTTATAATAACTATCAGCTATTTTAACTAGGTCTGAGGAATATTTAAAAAGTGGTTGTGCATAATTAGTGCCTTTTTTCTTAGCTCCAACACTTCCTAAATACGGCTTGTCACTTATTGTAGTGTCAGGATTATAATACACAGATACAATATAAGTAGTACCTACTTTAGGTAATAGTACTCCATTCTTACAGTCCACACCTTCTAGGTATACTGTGCCAGGTTGTATTAGCTTGAATCCTTTTGCAGTAGTGAATACAATACGTGCATAATAACTATCATTGTAGTTTGTTGATGAAGTAGCAGGCACTCTGAATTGTAATTTCTTCAACGGTTTATTATAACTGTATACTCTTTGACTATCTAACATTTTATTACTTGTAGCACTATCACTTTCCCATTCTGCTCCTTCACCAAAGTATAATATCTTTTTCTTATATTCTTTGTAGTAAGTCTGAGTAGATGCCTTGTCCTTCATTCTATAGCCGTCGGTAGTCAGACTGCTAAGCCAATAATGTTTATCTGTTGTGTCGCACATATCTTTTGGTTTTCTTAAAAATATAACGTATCTTGTCTTGTTGCAGTAGTCTAACATCATATTATTAAGAGAATCTATCGCTGCATTCATTTTTTCATAGTTACCTGATTGAGAACTTCTCAAACGTGGTTCTTCACATACAAATATTGGTTTCTTTGGATATTTCTTTAGTAAGGCTTTTATAAGAGATTTATAATCTTCCACAACGTTATCCACATTATCCCCTAGTGCAGGAACTCCAAATGCTAGCATTACATGACTGACAGTCTTAGGATATGGAGTTTTGTCAGTAACTCCATTGACAGTGATATTAGTAATAAGTTTTCCACCTTCTACAAAGTCTTTAGGAGCTGCACTGTTAAGTCCTTTAAATGTAACTTCATAAGTTGAACCATCTGGGTCGTCTACTATGTCTTTTGGTGGTGTTGGCTTAGTAGCTGATTGGTTTTTAACTTTGGCTTCCTTGTCCGCCCTTGCTAAGTCCCAAGGTCTAAGTATTATGCCATGTGTATACCAGTGAGTCATACTACCTCTTGAACTATATGTTATACTCATGTCTTCATATCTTATAGCTCTCGGCCATTTATAACCACCACTAGCATGGGCTATCATACGTTTACCACTTACTTTTCCACAATACACAACTACGTGGTGAGTACCGCCAGTGGCATATTTACTATCCCCACCTGATTTTGATGCCCAAGCGACAGTTACATTTGAAGGAACTGTGGCATTACTCAACATGATTAAGTCTCCAGGTAGTAATTCATCAATTGTTTTACTTGTTAGTTTCTTTAATGTATATCCACTATATTTTGTAGCACTTTTTACTAAAGTACCGTAGGCACAATTGGCTCCACCGTATTTTGCAGTTACACTTCTAAGTCCTGCGTATAGGTAAGCACAACTACTAAGTGAACTACATACGTAGCAGTATGGGTTTTTAATACCGTGGATAGTTCCACTTACTCTATGTCTTTTACTATCATCATAAATACAAGCTCCTGCATAATATGTAGCTTTTTTATACTTTTGATGTAATTCACAAATTTCCCTAGCTTTATTTACTATTTTCTTTCTTACATTCTCAGCAACCCCTTTTGTATTTGTAGTATTACCATCTATTTTCCATGTAGGGGCATTTTTAACACTTGTTGCTCTAGTCATTGCAGCTTCTGTAGATACAGCCGTAGCTTCTGCACTTTTATTTGATGTACCTGGTTTTACTGCTCCATAACCTCTTTTCTTACCTTTATTATCAATGCAGTATGGCAATTGACCGTCTACTACTTTGTACCATCTTAAATAACATTCTATATTAGTAGGAGTACCCCATCCAGTAACTTGTTTATATTTTTGTCTATAATTTTTCCAAGGTGCTTGCATTGTGTCTATTACTTCCCAGTATTTCTTTTTAACTGCTGCGGATTGTTTGTATAGTAAGGCACTTTTTCCATTATTAGTTACAACTATATTAAGTTTGTATCTATCCTTTATGTAGTGCATAACCACCCATTGGAATCCACCTATACCAAAGTTATAACCACACAAAGCAGCAAATATATTAAAATGGTAGTCTTCAAGTCTAGCTCTCATTTCGTTACAACCAACCATTATTTGATTACATATAGCTTTATCCACGGTTACACCGTTTATTCTTTTAGTGCCACAAGATTTAGGTTTCATATTAGAATAACTTGGTGTAAAGTATTCAACTTTGCCATCTAAATATTTAATTTTCATTTTCTTATTAAAATAAGTACCTCTCTCACATTGCATAAGTCCGTACGCACCCGCTGGGTCTTTTGTAGCATCGTATGGGTCGGCACTAGATTCTGCATATATCATTGCGTAAACTAGTTGTGGGTCAAGTCCAAATTTTTTGCTGTAATACTCAACTGGAGCATATATTTTCCAGTGGTTGGATTTGCTACGCATATTCCTAACATCACTATACTTATCACTCCATTTACCTAGTCCAAATCCTGCATAATAATCTACGGCTGCTTTGTATTGTTTTGCAGTTTTACTACTGTCCTCTTTCTTGTCTGGTTGAGGTTGAGTAGTAGGAGTTTTACCTTTTATTTCTCCACATTTATATTTAATACAGTCATGAATTCTACTATCACCTATCCAAAGTCCATTATCGATTTTCTTTATGTTTATACTTCTATAATCCTCTGTATCTTCACTTATTTTGTCTGAGTCATCGCCAGGTTTTATAGGGTCGGGCACTACTTTGTCTGTATATTGTTTAATAAGTTTGTCTATTAATTTCTTATCAATGCCTAGTTGATTTAGATAATTTCTAATAGCAAGTAAATCACTAGCAGTCAATTTTCCGTGTTTCTTAATTATATCTACAACATCATTAACTATGTCATCTTTATTAAGAGACTTCATCTTACTACGTATTTGTTTGTAGTTCCCTAAAGTTATACTATTTTTAGTTCTATCTGTAAAACTGATTTCAAATTTTGTAATACGTGCTTCTAACTGAACTGGAGGATTAAATTTTCTGCTAACAACATAGTTAGTATCACCAATATCAATTTCCTCATAATCTCGTTCGGTCATATATACTGGTATCTCATAACTGAATTTAGTTTTATTCAGTTCTTTTAATTTCGCATACCCTTCATGAATTAATGTATATATATCTTCTGCATCACTTTTATATTTCATCAATACATATTTACCGCCATTATTCAACATCTCATGCGCTTTCTCATCAAATATATAATTCTGACCAAGTGGTTTGTCGGTTGGGTCGCCTTGTTCTTTTTCCCATTTTACATCACTAATAGTAAGTCCATTTTTACCTACTGGAATAATACCGCTACAAAAGTTTGTAATATCTCCAGTACGTTTCATACCATAACTATTTCTGTCACTCTCAAATCTTTTGTATCTTTTAGTTCCTCTCTCACCATTCGCAAAGCAGTCTACAAAGAAGTTAAATTTACCTCTTTTTATGTCTACTGGAACTGTTCTAAATTGCCATTCACATTCATATAATATTGAAGTCGCATTCTGTATGACTGAATATACACTAGTAACTTCTGTAGTCTCTACTCTAAAGGCTTCCTCATCTAATGAAGGACTTACATAGCCAACTTTATAGTTAGTATCCATTAGTATAGTTTCCAATAATTTTGTCGCATTTCCGTCTGCCACAAATTTATCCACATAACTATTATATAATTCAATACCAATAAACTCTGCATAAACTGTAATAGTCACATCATCTATGTGTTCAATACTAGTGGTTTTCTTAATCTGCATAAGTTTAAAGTTATCTTGCCAATAAAATCCAATATAGTTACCTTCTAAAAATATTGGTTGGTCTTGATAACTTACTTTAAAGGAGGCAGTATAAGTCTCTGCCCCCGTTATAAGTTCACTAGTATAAGTGTCATCATACACTTTTATGTTATTGGTATTTGTGGTATTTATTAGTTTTAATAGTTTTTTCGTATTGTCAAATATATATAAGTTTTTAATCATTTAAATACCTCCTATTCACTAGTTAAATTTAAATTCTCAGCTGGAGTACTTCTATCTTCATCTACTACTCCTAACCATTTTTCTCTTATTAATACACCTAGACTCGCAGATGTATCATCGCTAACTACTTGTAATGTTGTTTCACCTTCATCTACAGTAAAATATGAACTACCAATATCTACTAAATCATTTCTCAGCTCATTGTTTAAATAGCAATCACCATTCTCAAAATCCAAGTCTAATTTATCACCTGCTTCAAAGTATTTTATATTAGAAATCTCCTCACTCTCCGGATTCAATTCATATACTCTTATATCACTAATACCGACTCCACAAGCATTTTCTAACTTATCTGCCATTGTTCCTAGATATATAGCTAAGTAACTTAATGGTTCTGTAGAGTACTCACTACTACGTTTATTGTTTGCCGATACAGACTGAGTAAATGTTCCATCATCATTCTTTTGTACTTGAGCACTATATACGTAGTATTTACCAGTTTTCTTTCTAGTTAATGTAAAGTAAGCATTGGCATCATTCCAACTACCATGTTTACCACTCATATAATGATTAGTAACAATTTTACCATTATTATCAACAGTTTGGTCAGTTTTTTCCTTTGGCGTATCATTACTTGTTATCAATATAGATTTTTTACTAACACTTACCTCTGCTTGGTTATACTCAAAATATTGATTAATATCACCTAAATATAATCTGAATATCTGAGTACCGTTTATATCGAATCCATATACCTCAGCTATTCCTGTCTTATGGTCTGCGTATGCAGGGTCATCACTATAATCAACACTATTATCCATTGCTGCCGCGCCTTTAAGATTGTCTACATTTATATAACCAGTATGTTTCTTACCATTTTTATCTTTCCAAGGTTTATATATTCTATAGTAAGTTATTGTCTGAGAGGCACTATTAGAATCTTTTGGTTTATATGTATATGTTCTTTGTATTATTCTAAGTTTTGTGCCATATGGTATAGTACATTCTACTTTACTGTTTGGGTTAGGTTTTGTATATACTACACAACTACCACCTGTTAGTGTTTTACTTGGAGTCAACCACATATTAGCTACTGTGAATTCCTTTACAACACTTTTAGAATTGTCTTTTACTTGTTTCTTTATATATTTTGCTGATACATAATAGGTTTTAGTTTTGTATTTTATCTTCGCCCATCCATTCTGAATTGTTACATCGGTTAATTTTGTTCCTTTTGGAATAATTCCTTGAGATTTTCCTTTTGTACTTGGCTGAGTTCTGTAATTAACTCCGTTGGCAGTTACTTCATAATAAGTAACTTTACCACCTTCCACTACAGTCTCTTTAACTTTTTCTTGCTCACTTAAAACATTGTTAGGGTCTCCATTTTTACCACTTGACCTACATTGCATTCTCACCATTACTTTAAAATCATCAATATTTTTACTCAACGCAATACGTGCGCACGCTCCTTTTATTTTCTCAGTGCTACTACCCAATTCACTAAGAATAAAACTTTCACCTCCAGATGAAATAGTAAAGGAACCACCAGTACCTCGACCTGCATTAATATTTGCTCCACTCTGAATTAATGTACCTACACTGGTGCAAGGGTCATGTAATATAAGAGTTTGTTCCTTCTTTGTGGTACTCAATTGTAGTTGTGGATAATCCCCTACCAATATTTTTTCTCCAGTCTTATTATTTTGAAGTTGAGCAAAATGAGCGTCTGCTCCAAAGCCTATACTTACATATGGTAGAGTCGCTAACTCACCATTGTTCTCAACTACCACAGTCTGTTGACCATCTTCGGCATTGTATGCCTGTACATTATCACTATAGCTATATGGTGTATGACATATTAATTCTATGTCAGCATACCCACTCATACTATTCTTTTTCTTTACTTTAAGTGCTCCTTTTAACATTCCATATATGGTGATATTCTCACAAAACTTTATTGGAACTTCTTGTTTTGTACTAAGAATATCATGAAGACATTGAACACGAGTCTTATATTCTTCCTCAGTATCACCTATTATTGCAAGTGAGATAGGGATAGAGACAGGGTCATATTTGGCCCCGTCAAATATCTCACCGTCTCTACTAGATACATTAATAGTATCAATAGATTTTTCAGGTATATATGGTTTCTCTATACTAGTTACTATTGCTAAATCATTTATCTGAGTTCCATTAAAATTAAAATAATTATACATAATCTCTCTCACCTCTAAATCTTTCCTTTTGGTCATTGTAGTAGTCGTTTGTTTCTTGTACTGACTTAGCTACCTTTTGTCCTACCACTACTTTGTCCATAAGTATTGGAGTATTAGTATCTTGTAATGCCTTTTTATATTCTTTTCCCATTTCTTTATAGTCGAATTCTTGTTTACTATCTTGCATTGCTTGTGCCATACCTTTTATCGCATACAATAAATTACTATCCACTGTGTTTTCACTATTTATATTAATACCTGCTGTACTCATATTAACTTTTCCTAGGAATTTATTTGTATCTATAGTCTCTACTAGACTACTAGCATAATCTTTAATAGCTTTTATAGTTTTACCTGCATTCGCCTCAATACCAACAGTAACACCAGCCGGTATCATTTTCCCTACCATGTCTCTAAATACTGTTGATGGAGAATGAATACCCAAAGCGTCTTTTGCTGCATTTAAAGCTCTACTTGCTATATTTTGCATCGTGCTAAATAAATTACCAGCCGCATTAGTAATACCAGTAATAATACCATGTATGATATTACTTCCTATAGTCACCATTCTTCCAGGTAAACTACTAATACCATTTATGATATTATCTTTGAATCTCTGTGCAGCTTCTCTACCCTTTTGAGCAAAACTTGCCGCAAAAGATATTACTCTTGAAATTGTTGATACTAGGAAAGACCATACACGACCTGGTAATTGTTGTATGAATGTACTTACACCATTTAAGAATCTACTACCTGCTTGTTGAGCTCTACTTGCCATTTGAACTACCCAACTTCCAACACGACTAATAGTATTTACTAGCCATGTCCATACTTTACCAGGTAATTGTTGAATAAATGTAATGACATTTTGTACAAATTTACTACCAGCTTCATATGCCTTTTGTGCCATTTGTCCTACCCATAGTACGGCATAAGCTACTGCATAACATAACCAAAACCATATAGTTTCAGGTAAGTTACTGAACCAATTTCCTATATCACTTATCATTTGAGGTACAGTTTGAGTAAAGAAGTTTTTTAATGAATCTATAGCATTACTGGCTATAGTTTTTATATTCTCCCAAAGATTAATCCAAAACTCTTTGAATCCATCAATATTATTCCATGCCCATATAAAAGCAGCTACAAGAGCCGCTATGGCTGCCACGACTAATACAATTGGATTATCTAATAATACTGCCCATAGACTTTGTAATGCAGGTATTACAGTATCAACTATTACTGGTACAATTGTATCCATTATAACTGATTTAAATATTAAAAAGGCTGTTCGTGCTGCGCCGAATGCAGCTTTTAATATTCCTATTGCTTGCTTCATTTTTAAAAATGCCTGAATACCTTTACCAATAACAAGTAGTATAGGCCCCACGGCTGCAAGTAATAGTGCCAGTGATACTATGACTTGTTTAATAGGCCCCGGTAAGTTTAAGAAGGATTGAAGTAATTTTGTTAGCATACCTACTATCAATGATAGTGGACCAGTAGTATTCCCAATATCAAGTTGTACTGCCTCCCAAGCACCACTCAATTGTTTTAATGCTCCAGTTAAATCTGAGTTCATCATATCTGACATTTTCTTTGCAGTACCGTTACTTTTTTCTAGTTCCTTTGTAAAGTTATCAATACTGTCTGCTCCTGTATTACATAATATACCCATACCTTTTATTGAGTCAGCAGTAAATGTTGTCATAAGTGCTGCCGTCTTCTGAGCATCTCCCATGCCTTCTGTTGCCTTATCTACATCTCGTATAATATCAGTCATACTTCTAAAATTACCATTAGCGTCTTGAACTTTTACTGACGTATTACCTATTTGTATTGCTCCATTTTTCATCTTTTGAGTCATATCTCTTATGATTGCATTTAAGGCTGTACCACCTTCACTACCTTTAAGACCTGCATCTGCAAATTTACTTAAGATTGCAGTAGTTTCTTCTAGTGTCATACCTGCATTGTGAGCATTAACTGCACAATTCTTAAATGCTTCTCCAAGCATCTCAGTTGTTGTATTTGAGTTAGCTTGTGCATAAGATAGTACGTCTGCCATACGTCCTGCTTGGTCAGCCTCTAATCCGAATGCAGTTAAATAATCAGTTACCAAATCGGATGCTTGTGCTAAATCCATTCCAGATGCTGCCGCCAAATTAAGTACTCCAGGTAAACCTGCTGCCGATTGTTGAGCATCCCAACCCGCCAGTGCCATATATCCTAACGCATCAGCTGCCTCACTTGCACTATATACAGTTGATGCACCCATTTGTTTTGCAGTGTCTTCTAATAATTTTAAGTCACTACCAGTAGCTCCTGATAACGCTTTTACTTTTGACATTGAATGCTCGAATGTCATCTGAGTTTTAACAACACTTGCTCCTAAGGCCATTACTGGAGCAGTTACTCCTGCTGTAAGAGCAGTACCTACACTAGACAAACTTTCCCCAGTAGCTTTTAAACCACTGAAACTACTTTGTGTCTGATTTACTTGCTCAACTGCTCTATTTAAGTTACTATTAAAATCACTCATTTCCAATTTTAGGTGAGCAACAATGCTCCCTAAATCTACACCAGCCATATTATTCACCACCTTCATATAATTAAAAAAAAACAGTAGAACCTTCGTCCTACTGTTAATTTTATTAGCTCATCAGTAAATCTAAACCCGGATTTTTAGTTTTACTTTCTATTATATCTTCTCTAAATATTGGTTTTTTAGTTTTACCATCTTTATCAGGCTGCATCATATTGTATAGATATGTAGCCGCCTCATCTACACAGTAACGACCATACACATCATCTTCATCTATACCTAATAAATCACTAGGTCTACATCCAAAGGTCTTAGCAGTAGAAATAACATTTAATATTCTTCTACTTTCGAATAGAGGGTATGGCAGCATTTACATTTCCTTGTGCTTCACCCATTATTTGCATTTTCTGAGTATCTGTTATTACATCTTTAATTTCTTCAAACGTAGGTTCCACCAAACTTTGTTCACATACTAAATCTATTATTTCCATTATATCTTTTATTTTGTTTTCATCTTGTTCAAATAATTCCATTGGTTTATCTTTTTCAGTTCGTTCAAATAAATCATTTACTGTTCCTAAAAGATTATTTGGAAGTTTTCCACTCATCATAAGATTTAATAGACTAGCTGGTTTAATTCTTACTGCTATTTTCTCACCAGGTTCAAATCCATCTATTTCTATTATTCTAGTTGCCTTTTTTCTAAATTCTCTTGCACTTATTACTTTTAATTCACTCATTGTATTCTCCTCCTATATACCTTATATTATTTTCCTGGTGCTGGGTCTTCAGGTAATTCATCAACAAAAGTTATTTCTTTTATTGGTAGTTTTGCTTTTGTATTTTCTCTAGCTTTTATTTCAAACTCTGGAGCAAAGAATCCATCTCCTACAGTCATTGTAGGGAATTTTCCTGTACATTTATTCAATGTTACTTTAGCGTAGTTAACAATTGAGTCTCCGCTATAGTTAGCAACATATAAGTCTAGTTTAAATGGTTTTGCTACGTTTCCTTCACTCATCATTGGAGTTGATAATTTTTTAGTACCTGATGTATCTCCGTCTTCTACTTTATAACCAGCTACAAGTCCTGCCATTGTGTCATCAAATTGATTGTCTGTTAGTTTTATGTCATATCCATAAATTAAGTCATCTGTTCTAACAACTGCTAAGATACTAACATCATTTCTTAATATATCTTCTTCACCTTCGCTAAGCACTGGTTCCAATTCTGCCTTTTGAGCAGTTTTTATATGAGCCACAACTCCTTCAGTTTTAGCTGCCCCTGTAGTTGGGTCAAGTTCAGTTATTACTGCCTTTTTAATATTATACAATATAGCCATTTTATTTTCCTCCTATTCATTATAATTAAAAATTACTGGTGTTCTACAAGTTATAGAACACACATAACATCTTAAATCTTGGTCATACATATCATCGCTCATGTCGTGCGTGATTTCAATGCCAGCTATATATAACGCTTTTCTAACTTTGTTTCTCAACGTATCTAGTTGTAGAGGGCTATGTGGAGTATAGATATATATAATCCAGTTATCCCATCCACAAAGGGTATTATCAAAACTTTGGTTAGCGCTTGTTCTCATTATTATTGCAGTATCTTCTGTGATACGTGCAGGACGGTCATGTACTGGCACTGTTCTCAACACGTCTTTTATTACATTATATATATTAAGTCTCGCACTCATTTTTTAACCCTCCTCACTAAAACAAGTTGCGTATCATGCCTTTAAAATTACTTATCTCACTGTCTCTTGCTTTTTCTAATATCTGATATTTACCATCAAAGTCAGCTCGTGTCTCTAAGTAGTAACCATAGTAAACACCATGCTTAATACTAATATCTAAGTCGTTCTCAGTTACTTTATATTCACCTTTCAATTTATTTTGTGCTGTCTTAGTTCTATTTGTCCAAGGGTGATTAGCTTTCGCATATGTCTGCATATTCTTACTAATGGTACTACCTACTACCTTTAACTCAGCCTGCATTGTTTTGTCAAAGTTTTTTATTTTGTCATTGAATTCTTTAGTATCGAATGTTATTGTATTAGCCATCTAAATCAACCCTTTCCAATGAAACTTGGTATAGTAGATTATAATGCACTACATCAATTATCTCCAGTACTTTGTAATAAGCATTTTCATAAACTATAAAGTCATCTTCTTGTAATGGAAAATCTTTTACATATGTTGCATATAGTGTGGCATATGAGTAACCTTTTATAATACCTTGGTCATTATTAGTTATACTTTTACTTCTGCCACTGGAGCTGTTATCTATTACACATTGTAAGTCTTGTATATAAGACATTTCTTCCTTTAATACTTTACATCCCATTGAATCCACTTCATATATATCCCTATATATCGGTACTTGATAACCATAATTATTTATGACACTCTGTACCTTTTTAATTACACCGACTTGTATTGATTGTCTATTGCTCATCTACTCTACGTGGCACCTTTCCAGTTATGGAGGTCGCTTTTCCGCCGTTTATGTCTTTGTTGTATTGGTCTAAAAACATCTTGGCCATATTGTTCCACATATCAGCACTGTTCTTTATTGTTATAGCACCAATTGTGATTTCATCTGCACTCGCTTTAGCTAAACAACATATATAGGCCAATTGATATATATTATCATACATAACCGCCATTGCCATTAGTTGTTCATCTGTAAATGTAGGATATTGGTCTTCCATTATCAAGACTTTTAGTTGGTCAATATTTACCACGCAACCCACCTCCTATAAAAAAATTGAGTAGGCTAAGCTGTATTGTTAGCCTTGCCTACTCTGTATATATAAGTGAATACAATGAGCTATTTAATTATGCGCCTATTTCTCCTTTTGCAGATACATCTATTACTGCACAATTATCTATTGCTTCAAAAGAAGGTATCATAACACATGATACAACAGTAACAACTTGTACTGGATGTTTTTCCTTGAATGTAGTAACAGTAGTACCATAAGCAGCTTGTGCCACTTGAGCATCTGTTCCTGACATTAAGTCAGATGCTTCAGGAGTAGTACCATATACAGTATTACCTAAGTTTCCACTTGGCATTAATACAACTTTATTATCAGGTATTAATGTTACTTGTTCTGTAGCATGTGCTAATCCAGTGGAGTGGTCTAATTTACCAAATTTCTTACTGTATACGTAGATTGATATTCCAGTTACTTGTTCAATGAATGATTTCTTTTGTTGTTCACTAACAAAGTAATGCATTGTAGAATCATCTGGATACATCATCTTTTGAACTGTATCACAGTTTATCATATTTAAAAATGTGTTTCTATTCATTACTGCTCTAGAAGGTCTTACACCAGTTTTTAATTCCATATCATCACATATGTCTATTAAGTCTCTAACTGGGTCAGCAGTAGTTTTAGATGTTGGTACCCATGCAGCTCTAACAGCTTTGTATAAGTTTGTCATACCATAATCATATACATAACGTGCTCTACCATCTGCACTAGCAACATCTATTTTACCGTCAACCATTAGTTGACAACGCATTATTTCTGCTTGAACTCTAGCACCTTCTATTAATCTAGCCGCTTCATCAAATATTTTTCTTATTAAAGGTAGTGCCACTGTGTTATCAGGGTGAGCTAATAATAGATTTAATTGTTGTCTATCTTTTTCACCAATTCTCATAGCTTCTCTAAAGAATGCCATTTCAGTAGCAACTGCTTCAAATCCTTCTTTTTCTCTCATACGTGCTTTAACATCGTATTCAGATGGTTGTAATGCTACTGGAAGTCCATTAGCTCCTTTTAACCAACTTATATCAGTTCCCATACTAGTTCTTGAAGGGAAAAGTGTCTCAGCAAAGTATGGTTCTTTGTTTATTGGGTTTTCTTTTACATATGCAGCTATTTCTTTCGCATTTATATAATCGAATAAGTTTACATTTGCCATTTATAAGCACCTCCTATTTATTTACCACGTGAATCAAATCACCAAATTCTATGGCATCTTTATCACCTAATAATCTATCTTTTCTTACAAATCCATGTACTAATATTGATGCATTAACATAAGGGTCTGTAACTGCGTCATAGTCTTCTATGTCTATAGTGTTGAATAATACTGCATTAGCTTTAGTACCTTTAGCAGCGGCAGCAGTAAAAGTTGGTTTTGATACATTACCATCTTCATCCATATAAACTAAAGTACCTCTTGCTATTACTTTACCACTCTTTTCTCCATAAGTAGCTTCGTCAGTAGTTGCTAACTTAGCAAGTTCTGCAAAAGCTATTTTACCAGGTAAGTTAACATAGTGGTCAGGAAATGCTAAAAATTGTTTTTCTGGAGCTAATATTTTCTTACTTTTTAATTTTGGCATATAAGCCACCTCCTAAATATTATTTATCATTAAAGAAATAATTACTATCAATTTGTTGAGCTTGTTCGTTACATTGTTTACCTAATAGTGACCCAAAGTCACCTTCATGTGTAGTTTTACTACCAAAAGCATTTAAATTACTTGGCTTTCCAGGAGAACCAAGATTTAAAAAACCCTTATTGGGTTGTGGTTGTGGCTCTGCATTATCAAATAGATAGGCCTTGTCCTTTTGTAATGCAGTTAACTGGTCTGTTAATCCCTCAACAGTACCATCATCTTTTAATACGACTTTTTCCATATCTAAGAATTTCATCAAGTCGTTTACATCTTTAGGTTTAGCCTCAGCTAACTCTTTATTTATGGCAGTTGTTAATTTCTCTTTTTTAGCAGTCGCTTCCATGCCGGCAATTTTTTCTTCTAAAGCTTTAACTTGTTTCTCAGCTTCAGTAGGATTTTTTACTTGCTTTTGTAAGGACTCAATCTCATCATTAGCCTCTGCTAACTCCGCTATCTTAGAATCTAAGCGATTTTTAGGTACATATTTATTGTCCTTACCATCATCTATCAGTACTTTGCATCCCTGTTCTTCTAGGGCTTTTGTTATAGCTAATTCTACCTCAGCTGCATTATCAAGTCCTGCTAAAAATTCTCTTAATTTTCTTTTCGCCATACTTACCTCCAGTTTAACGTCCATCGACGATTATATACAGTGTTTTGAGAAAACAAAGAAAACATTATTAATACTTAATACGAGGATTTAAAGGATATCCAAGAACCTCTTGTCGTATTTATATATTACATTCATTGGAAAAATATTAACTAAAATTGAGCAATAAAAAACACTCAACTGTTATGTTGAGTGTCTTATTATCTATTTAGTTTCTTCCTCCTCAGGTGGATATTTCTTATCATATTCTTCCGGTGTTAGTGTTAGGTCGGGGTTGTCTAGTAATACCTGGTGCATCATCATTCCCATACCGTCTATAACTTTTTCAAAGTCATCATAGCTAAGTCCCATTGCTTGTAAGTCTATGCCACGCTCAAACATCATTGCGTGTGCTAACTCGTGGTAAAATGTTTGCATCAAACCTTGGTCATCTTGTAGTGTTGGGTCTAGTTGTATAGTATGGATATCTTTATCACATACTCCCAAACACTGTCTACCATTAAATGATATTGGTCTATCAGTTAACTCCACTTTATAAAATACACTTCCAACTCTTACTTCTTCAGGTATTACCATATAAATCCCTCCCTATTTTATTATATCTTTATTTTTACCATCTGCATAAAATATTTCTCCATAAGTTTTATTGCTAGATATACATCTATCTATGATGTCTATTATCTCTTGTTCAGTAAGTCCTTCTACTTCCATTAATGGAAAGTATTCTTCAAATTTGTCTAAATAGTTTTGTAATTTTTCTCTCATTCTTATCAACTCCTTACATATATAGTATATAAAATCTCATCTATTTACTAACTACTTTTTAATTGTTTTTAATGTCTTCTTAACTATTTTTTCATAGGACTTCATCATCTCAGGGAAATTTTCGTATAAGAATTTACGTGTTTCCGGTTGTGTCATACTGGAACTAATTTCTGCCCATAACTCACTAGATACTTCTATACAAGCAGCTTCGTATTTATTAATATTCCCAACTGCATTTCTTGTATAATAATTGGTATCATGTCCCCATTTAGTTTTTACTGCACCCTTTGACATACCCCTAGCTGCATCCTGTAGTGCTATTGTAAATACTTCGTTTTGTTGTAAGAAGTCTGCAAACTTACCATTAACTAGTGGTGCCGGTGTATCAGCTAAAGTCTTTTTGCCTTGGAATTTTTCTTCTACCCATTTAGCTTTCCAGTTATTCATATCCCTTTCAAAAGACTGTGCTAGTCCTGTAGGTTTTACTGCTGTATCCATTGTTATTTTGGCAAACATAAGCTCTTTTCCATCTGCAAACTTATATTCTTTGGAACGTTTAGTCACCCCTTGGTCGTCTATTAAGTGACCCCACTCATGGAATAATACATCATATCTATGTTTTTCACCAAAGTATCTAATTCTAAGATTTCTATCATCTTTTAAAGACATATGAATTTTTTTATCCCCAAGTGAATAAAAGGCTCCACCAGTTGAATTAGTACGTTGGAATTCACCTATACTTAAATACATATCCTGTACATCTAGTGGTGCTTGTTTTAATGCCTCTAATATACCTTCAGTAGTGTATTTTTTATTTGTTTTGGATATTTGTTTTTTAAGTGTTTCATGTAATTCAGTGTATTTAGCTGCACGTTCTTCTGGTGTATAAATACCACCTTGTGCAGTAGTAGTTGTTTTCTTAGTTGTCTTAGTAGTGGCAGCTTTTTTCTTAGTTGTAGTAGTCTTAACTCTAGTAGTTTTAGGTTTAGTTTTAGGTTTAGCTGTACCTCCAAGTCCTTTATACTCAGGTATTTTATCCATAGCACCACTATTCTTCTCGCCATTCGCCCATGCTCTCATGTCTTTAGCAATCTCCTCAGGTGTTGCCTCTTTGCCATTTATCATCCATACTGGTTCTAGCCAACATGCTCCATTTGGATGGTCAAGTGGGATATCTTCTTTATCAACTATAAATATATGGCCATCTCTAGAATTACATAAATCACAAGTTCTACCTGCCTCATGATTACTATGCCACTTTACTCCTCCCATGTATGGATTAACTTTTCTAGTATTGATTGTTTCTATCTGAGCTTGGTGTGTTATTGTAGTTCGTGCTAATCTCAATGACTCATAGTCTAGTCCACCACTATATTTTCTAGCATAACCACTACCTAGTTTTTCTCTTATCTTATTTCTACTCCATGTATGATGACCACCCATAGCAAACTGTTTTAAGTTCTCAGCCATATCAGCAGCACTCATACCTTCTGCCATACAACTAGCTACAGCGTCCTCTATCTTCTCTCCACTTGTATTGGTACAACTCCAAAGTCTTTTATCAAGTCCTTTTCTATCTTCATATAGCTTTCCTCGTATTAATTGCTCTACAGTGTCAGCGTTAACTATGTCAACTAATTTATCTACTTGTTCTTTAATCTGTTGATATCCATCACCCATTAATAGCTGCATCATCTGTTTATTTATATCAGATAAATCTTTAGCAACCTTACTATTATATTTCATTACTACCTTTAGTAACTCATCATATATTTGTTGACTATAGGCAGCAGTTAAATTCTTTACTGCTTTACTATCGCCATAAGCATTTTTAATACCTCTATTAATTGTATCCATATAAGCCTTTTTATAGACTTGTATTATCTGTTGTTGTTGCTTTTTAGTTAACTCTTTTGGTTTATTATTTAATTGACCATTAAGTGTTTTTAAATAGTCTATTGCATTCTGAGTATTCCTATTACCATCGAATTCTGTTCTTCCCAATACCTCCACCTCCTATACAATTTATTCTATTAAAAAAGGAGGTTTATTAACCCCCTTCAGTGCTACTTAATGTAGCCTTTATATTTTTCTTTTAATACTTTTCCTCTCTCAGCTATATCACGTCTAAGTTCTGTTATTGTGTCCATATAATCTTTTTCTTTTTTATTTACTCTATCTTGTATCTCTTGTGGAACAAATCCACGTATTTTTATCTGTTCGTTTATATCATATCTATTAGTGTATTGTATCTTCTTGAACTCAGCTAATAAATCTTGTAGTTGTGCCATCTCTCTACGTAGTTGATTGTCAGTGACAACTGTCACGTACTGAGCTCCACATCTACATTCAAATCCTCTAATAATGATACATCCTTTTAATATGGCCAACTCTTTTTCTCTTGGATAAAACTCTCTGCCACATTTATCACATTTACATTTGAACTTCAATTGTTTTTCTCCTCTACGTCCTTTAGTCCATCCACCTTGTTTACTCATATCAATCAACCTCCTACACTTTTTTATCTACATATATAGTATAGAAAATTAATCATTTTTACTAATTGAGCCATTTAAATCGGCCATACTATTTTGAGTCATGTTGACTTTATCCATCTCATCTAGGATTTCATCAAACTCTTTATCAGCTTCCTCAGCAGAACCAAATTCTCTGATATAACTTTGCTTACTACGTACATTGGCTTCTACTTCTTTGATTGCTATTGTCTTAGTATCAACTTCATCATCTGGAATTGGATAATTATGGTCAAGGTCTAGGCTCACTTTATATTGCATAGATTTTTTAATAGTTGGGTCCTCTGGATATAAATCACTCTTTAATACTATTTCTTCAATTAATCTTAATAGCCATATAATCGCCTCATCCCATGTTGCCCATTTTTCTTCGCAACGTGTAATAAGGTCATCATATAACATACGTAGAGCTTTACCACTGGCCACATTTACTAAAGACTCAGGTAGTGGTTGTTCCATGCACTCATACATATCTTTTTTCAATCTCTCAAGATAAGCATCGGCTGCTCCTTGGAAGGTGAACTCACTACCGACCTTTTGTACAGAGGCTTGTTTATAACTACCAGTAGCAGTACCCATTCCTAAAGATGTATCAGTTTTTATATCTAGTATTGCCCCTGGAGCAATAACAATTCCCTCTATTGAGGCACTATCTGCATCTATAAATGCAGTTTGGTCAAACATTGCAAATCTTAAACTGTCTCTATAATCACTGACAGTCTTGTTATAGTCTTCTTGCATATCCATTAAGTCTTTTACATCACTACGTCCTCTAATATCACCAGTAAGTCCGTCATTGAATATAACTGCACATGGTATGCAGCTCAACCCAGTATTCCATTCACTACGTATTTCTACTTGTTGCATTTGTTGTTCGTCTTGTTCTTCACCAGCAATACTACTATTTAATATGTTTGGTACTTCGGCATAGGCTATTGTGTTAGTACCATCTACTACCATATAAGTACACCAACATTCTTCGCCTCTCATCTCATAAATCCATTTATGCCATCTTTGTTCGTTTTGTAGTTTACCGACTGTGGATTCATCTTGATATGCTATCTGAACTTTAATTAGTTTGTCACAGTCATTTGGGTCATACTCATATAAGAACTCAGGCATTGTATAAAATCTAAATTTGATAGGAGCATTGTCTATTGGATTGCCATAGTCATCTACATCTAACATTAATGCTAATAATACACGTTTACCTATAACACAGTCCATAAATGCTTTACTGAACTTATTCCAAAACTTTCCATCATCTAATATTTTCTCAAAGGCAATACGTTTATCATCAACTAGTGTTGGGTCAGTACCGTCTACACTCTTTACTACTATAGTAGGGGGAACACTAGTCATAAATCTTCCTTGTTTCTTTAGTAGTTTCTTTGTTAAGTTTCTTATCTCTCTTGTTGGTCTATAATCTCTGTCTTTTACTGCCCATAGTTGGCCAGTTCCATCTTCTAAATCATCTTCTAACTGTTCAGGTCTACCTTCATAGAATTCATAGTAAGCTTTTACTTGTTGAAGTTCTTCTAAAAATCTTCTATCTGTACTGTATAATCCTACTAAGGCTCTATCTATACTGTTATACAAACTCATTGTTACCTACCTCCTTATTTAATCTTCTCATATTTCTTTTCAAATACATTTGGTTTACAAGGGTAAAATTCACCCCTTAAACCTTTTATTATGTAATCATTAATATCTGCTTTCATTCTGCCTTCTAATGTATCAATAAATAAATCATCTACATCATTCCAAAGTATATTACCTTGTCCCCAATCTAATATTTCTATTATATTTTTACCTGTCCATTGAATAGCTTCAATCTCGCATGGTCTTGTTTTGTATCTTATTACCATATTAATCCTCCTTTTAATATATAGCACCTTTACCACTTAAGACTCTAAGTGCGTCATCTAATGTTCTATAGTTAATACTGTCTGTCATTACTGCATAACGTATTTTATCCATAGCATGGTCATTCATCTTTAGTATTTCCTCCACGCCTTTGTCCAGTTTGTCTTCATCCCAACAATATGAACCAAATTCTTCAATATCACTTCTACAGCTTGGGTCTAATGTAAATCTATCTTGATTTAACAGATAACTCACTAGTTGAATTCCAAGCTCAACATTATTCTTAGCTGGTACTACTTTGATATTATGTCGTTGGAAGAACTTATTCTTCTTTACTTCTACTATCAGTGGAGCTGCACTTGGGTCAATCGTTATGTATTCAGGCATTACATTATTCTCTTGTATAAATGCAATTAAATCTGTCACGTACTCAGCGACAGTTTTCTGTCCTTCTTTTCTACCATTATGATAGTAACTTGCTATTTGGTGATATCTCTTTGTAGGAGCATAGTATCCAAATATTCCAAAGGTAGTAGCATTCTGAATACCAAAGTCAGCACTAATAAATATTCTCGTCCAATTAAGACTCAACACTTTAGCATGTCTATCAGGGTCAAACATTGGATATATAACTCCATCTGCCATTACCCACAGTCCTAATATAAATCTCTTGTAGAATACTCCACTGTACATTGATTTATATCTCTCTATGACTTCTTGACTTAGACTTAAATTATCTTCCATTGTAAAATGTATATGTAGTGCGTTTCTCTCTTTACTCTTTTGAACCCATTCTTGATTAAACCAGTGGAAAGGACTATCAGGGTTACAGTTGAACCAAAACTTAGCTCCTGTTACTGAGCAACGAGCAGTCGCTTGATTGACAAAAGACTGTGGCATTAATGCTACTTCATCAAAGAATACTCCTGCTAATGTTATCCCTTGTATTAAGTCTTGTGAACTCTCATCCTTTCCACCAAATATATAAAAGTAGTTTATTGCTTTTCTAATATTACCTTGTTTTGTCTTCCATGTTCTGCTAATAGTTAATAGGTTCTCACTTCTATTGTCATGCACTACATAGCCTCTACTCATTAACATTTGTTTTAGTGGCTGAATAACATTACGTCTGCACGATGCTATTGTTTTACCACACAATGCAAAGTTCATTCCATTATATCTCTCTGTAGCCCAGTTTATGTAGCTGAAACTCATACAGACTGTCTTACCACTACGTACTGCCCCATCACATATCAATGCAGTATTGTTCTTGTATCGTGGGTCTAACCACCATGATAGTACTTGTATCTGTTTTGCACTAAATGGTTTCCATCCAAAAGGTACTACCTTATTAATCTTGCTCATATTCATCACCTTCATTGATACGTTTTAAAGAGTCAACTAATATTGCTACAAAGTCATCTTGTACACTCTCATCACCACCAAGTCCTGCAATAGCTTTTTTAAGTTCCATCTGTTCGTATTTCATCTTAAGCTCCATAGCTTCTTTAAATGGAATAGTACCAGTACACTCATCTAAGAATGTCTTTATGGCCACCATATTCTGTATTGCCTGAGCTAATTTAAAATGAGATATCTTTCCTTCTTTGTCTAATATACTACTACTGTTATCTACCATTGATTGTTCCCAAAGACATAGTAGTTTATATCCTGCTTGATAGTATCTATCTACTAACTCTTTATTGGCATCTACATATACTGCTTGGCACTTATCTAGTGCTAGTTGTTTTGTTGCTTTTCTTTTCTCAGCCCATCCTTCGTTGTGTATTAGCTTTGTTAATGTACTGTTACTTATATTCCACTTATCACACAATTGCTTATGAGTCATATTAGCACAATAATCTAAGAATAATTGGTCAATCTCATCTCCTGTTAGTTTTGCTTTTCTCGCCATTATATCACCTACTTCCTAAAATGTTTTGGAGTATTATGGTAATGTTCTATCTCCACTTCACCATCAATTCTCCTTTGTATTTGCTCTCTATATTTCTTACTGTTACTCAATCTTACTAGGCTAACTAAAAAGTACTTGTTTACCTTCTTTGGTATCTTGTTATTGATAATACAATCAACTAAATACATTGCTTGTTTGTAACTATGAATGTGAGTATGTCCTTCATCCCACTCCTTCTTTGTATTATATACTACAAATTCATCATGTTCCTCTCTTTGAAATACTACCATATATTTCTTAGCAAATACTTTTTTCATAAGACCATCCTCCTATCACAAATTTATATTAGTTATCAGTAACAATTATTAATGTAAGAATTCCTATTTTATGTCTTATTTTAGTACAATTAAAACTCATTTAGGACTTAATTATATAGGTTTATTGTTCTATTTGTATTAAAAAAGGGCAATTAATGTACTATTAATCACCCTATTTGGTTGTTATTTAGTTGTATTTACTACTTTTATTTGGTAGTGTATATTCATTAATTAGTTGTGTAAGATTATTAATAATTTTAGGTACGTCGTTTGCTTCTATACAATCTTCCTCTAATAATGCTTGTATTACTCTTACTATTATGCTTGTAGCTTCTACTAATAAGTCTTCACTACTACCATCTAATATAATATCTCCATCTTTACTTTTAATCATATATTATTCCTCCTCCATATATTTTTCTTTTATTTTATCTAATAATACTATTCCTGGTACTCCTGCTAAGTCAGCGTCTTCATCAAATTGTTCTAAATCTTCTATAGTCATTTCCTTTTCGCCCATTCTATACCACCATTTATCTACCATTTCATCTAATAACTTTTTATTTACCATACTATTCCATCTCCTTACTTCTTTTATCTATCATTGCATCTAATAAGTCATCCATATCTATTCCTGCGTCCTTAGCTTCTTTACGTAGTTGAATCATTTCTTCTTTACTCATTATATGGTCATTCATTACTGGCCACCATTTTTCTATTAATACACTCATTGCATACATTTCCCATGTTAAGTTATCCATATCTATTCCTAATCCTCCTTTTATAATATCATTTACAGTTATTTCTTCCGCCTCCTCTTTTGGCTCCTCTTGTAGTGGTTTTATATGTTGCACTGTAGTTGATGTATCACTAGTATATTTATGGTTACTCTCTATAGCTACTTTTGTTGTTTGTGCTATTGTGTCTATCATGTTAAACTTAGCAGTTAATTCATCAACACCTGGTTGTAAGTTTTCTTTATTTTGCTCCACTATACTATCAATCAATGAAGATTGTAATGCAGTTAATTCATATAATAAATCTTTTAATGTACCTCTTACTATTGCACCTTCCTTTACTATTTGTACTCCATTTTTAGTATCCACTGTTATTTTAATCATATATAGCCCTCCTTAATTATTTAAATTATTTTTTACTTGTTGTGCAAATTCGTCTATAAAATCATTTATATGCTCTTTATCTAAATTATCCCTTTCTACTAATGTCATTATTATACTTATTGTGGCATTTAATAATTGCTCCAATACATCTTTTACTTCTCCTTTAACTCTTGTTTCTACAGTTCCGTTTTTAGTTCTTTTTACTTGAATCATATTATTTCTCCTCCTCATTTTTAATTTCTATATAATATTTATCAGTATCTAAATTGCTTAAACTTTGTAATATTGTCATTAAGTAATTCAATGTAGCAGCTTTATATATAAGACAATTCATACCACTTTTTTTACTCTTAACTAATACTTTATATTTCACTATTTAGCCTCCTTACTATTTAGTTCTTTTTCCATTGCCTCTACAGCCTCTTTAATATGTTGTACTGCTGCGAAGTCTGAGTAGTCCTTTAAGACTACATCTCTGTAGCCCATTAGTAGGGCTACTAATTCATATTGAGATATTAATGGTTCTTGATGTGGTGTTACTTTCATCTTTACAAACGCTTGAACCTTTCCATTAATTGGTTTTAATTTACTCTTTACTTTTAACATATTGTACCTCCCGTTATTTTCTTCATTTATCTTACATATATAGTATAGAAATAATGCTCTATTTACTAAGTAGATATTTAATTATTTTCTATTGTTTCACTTGGAGATTCCTCAACATCGTTGTCTGTACTAGTTGTATCTTCAGGGTCTATACAGCTATCATGTACGTCCTTATTAGGATAATCTTCATCGTCATCATAATTTTCATGTCTATTCCATTCTTCTTGTTTCTTTTGTTCATATTCAGGTGTATAGTTACCATATTCATCATTTATTTGAGTACCATCTTCATCATATCTAATAGGATATTTACCTTGTTGTTCTTGTTGTTCTTGGTCTTCTTGTTCATGTATTTTTTCTTGTTTCTTAGCTTCATCTTCTAGATGTCCACCATTTTTCTTAATTAATCCTTTTTCTTGCATTTCGTCGTCTGTCATATCGTCTTCATCTTTAGATTGTTCTTTTGTAGTTTGTTCTTTTTTAGTAGTGTCATTAGTTTGTTGTTTTCTCTCTATTTGTTTGGCTTCATCTTTAGTTACTTTTTCTCTTTTAACGTTGCCATTTTCATCAACGTATTTAATTGTTACTGTGTCGTTATCTTTACTGTCGTTATTACTATTACATCCAACTAATAAACTTGCACTTAAAATACCTGCTAATCCTAAACTCATTAATTTTTTCATCATATTACTTACCTCCATTTATACTTTTTATTTTTTTAGTATTGTATTGATGCTTACTTGTTTTGTAAGCAGTTAAGAAATTGTTATCTTTGTCTACTACTATTGTAGTATAGTTCATTGTGTATATTAACTTGTTGCTTTGTTTACCAGTTACTACATCTTTGATGCCAGTTTCTAATGCTTCTAATATCTTAGATTTGTTAAGGCCATGCTTTTGATAACTATGAAGTAATTCCATCTTGCCAAATTTTATATCTAACATTTACCTCAACCCCTTTTTCTTATCTTTTATTAACTTAATTATACATCTACTTATATAATTAATCAAGTGTTTTTTGAAAAAAAATAAAAAAAAATCCCACATTTTTTATGTGGGATTGTGAAGTACGTCTATTGTTCTTTATATTCTCTCTCAACTAACCATAGTAAACAATAATTAGCTAAGTCCAATATAGTATCATCAATCTTCTCATCTTTTACCTTTTGTTCGTTGTTTGGGTTGCACAATGTTAATAGTCTATTATATTTGTCTGTAATTCTTACTAAGAATGACAAATCACCAAATTTTTTATATGTGTCTGCAACACTATTACCATAGTCATTATTTTTCGCTTTATAAGTTTCCTCTAAGTTGTTTAATATATATTGGTATATATCCAATCTATCCATTTTAGCTTGGTTTATTGTTAGTGCCGGTTCTAACATATCTTTATTCCATACATAAGGGTTATTATAAGTAGCTAAATGGTAATCCCCGTCTTGGTCTATATACTCTATAGTATCAACTAAACCTCTAAATTGCAGCATATCTTCTATAACACTACACTCTCCATATTTTTCACCTGCTTGTAAGTCCTCTCTTATTTTAACTTAATCTCCTATTTTATATTCCATACTATTTACCTCCCTTTACTATTCATTAAAACTTAATACTATATCACACGCTTTTATAATTCTATTATTTTTATATTTAGTTCTAATTTCGTCACCATTATTATATATTCTTACATTATTAGTAGTTTCGCTTAAATCTATTGTAATTGCTTTTTGCTTAACATAATCCCAGCCTACTAATAAATAACTATCTCCATCTATAATTATATCTCCACTAGTAACCAAATCCCCTTTAGGGTAGTTTTTCTTTTTAATTTCCATACTATTTACCTCCCTTTGTTACTATATAAAAATAAATAAGACCTAATAATAACTCACCAACAACACCAAATATTAACACTTTAATTATCATCGTCTTTATCCTCCACACATAATAAAACCATAACCACTAACCAAAGTATTGCTGCTAATCCTAATAAACATCCCATTAATTGTATCATACTATTTTTCCTCCTTTAAATAATTGTCCAAGAACTGGCACAAATTAATTTTATTTCTATCTTTATATACAATACAGTCAAAGCATAGGTGGCAGAATTCACATTGTCTATGCTCTTTTAACCTAGCTATATTGCAGGGTGCTAAGACCCTGCATTCTATTTGTTCATTAGTGTAATAATATTCGTCCATTATTTACCCTCCTTTGTACTATTTTATTTCTACGGAGTCTAGTAATCTAGCTAAATAGTAACATACTAGCGCACATGCTCCACTTATTACGACCCAACCATATTCACCTAAACATATATCACCATACATAAGTAGTAAATTTATTATTGTAAATACTTGAAAAATAAATTTCAGTAATTTAAATAATTTTGGCATATTATTTACCCTCCTTATATGTTAAATATGCACATCCTATTGTTGTTGCTCCAATAATTCCCAAACTTACTGGGAATGAAAATCCAGCTATTATAGTAGCTATTGTAATTCCACCTATAGTAGCTAAGTTTGCCACTGTTGTATTATTCATCCTTTTCCCCTCCTTTACTTAATATATATTGCATATATGCCAACCTACAGTCCGCAGTGTCGTATTGTGCTAGGGGGCAATCTTTGCAGCCCCTAGTTTTACCGTCATACATACTATCACAAAATAATTTAACTCTGTCTGTCAAGTCTGCCACTAATTCTCTATCACTTTTACTTTTTCTTCGGCTCATATTTTCCACACCCTTTCATTTCTGGGCAATACCCTAATTTTTTACATTGTGGAACTAATAATTCTTTGTATCTTGGCTCAACTGCAACTACTTCTTTTACCATCTGTTGTACTAAATAATGTATTGGTAATTCAGCTCTATTACATAATCTTACATTTGCTAAATGTATAAGACCTTCTATGTTTACTGCAAAACTACATGCACTTGCAATTCCTATTGGTAAAAAAGTCCTTGCTATCTCGTTAGCACGTTCTTTATTAACCCCTAATTGTTTCATTTTATCAATTGTTAGTTGGTAACAAGTTGCTGCATATTCTTCACTTAAAAAATGAGATTTAACAAGTTGGGGGTTCCTTCTTACTTCGGGTGATATATATACATCAATTCTATTCTTTGTCACATATCTTAAACTTTGTACATTTTTTACTACTCCTACTTCGTGTCTTACTAACTGGTCTATTGTAAAACGTGGTATTCTATTTAACTCAAATACAAAGAATAAATGTCTACTACCACTTAAATGTCCACTCTTTAAACAGTGTAGTCCTACTTTTTCCGCCTGTTCTTTTGGTGTATCATAACATACACAAGCAAATTCACCATGCTTCTTTATAAATTGTGCTACCTCTTCTTTGTTAACTAAAGTTACTTTAAAATTTTGTTCTGCAAACATTATCTCATTACCTCCTCATATTCTTCTTTTGTTATGTTTTCAACATCACCACATCTAACACATCTTACAAAGTAATGTGTTGGCATAAATAACATTAATATTGCTAATATAAAACA